TATTAATAATAATAGTAAAAATAAAAAATGGTTAAATGATGGTAAATATTGGGAAAAAAAAGAAGGTAACTATATAACTTATCATAATAATAATAATAAATGGGAAGAATGTAATTATAAAGATGGTAAATTAGATGGTGAATATAAAAGTTGGTATGATAATGGTAATAAAAATTCAGAATATTTATATAAAGATGGTAAATTATATGGTAAATTTAATACTTGGTATGTAAATGAAAAATTAAAAAATTCAGGATTTTATATTGATAATAAATTAGATGGTGAATATAAAAGTTGGAATCTATATGGTGAATTACGTACTGATCGTATTTATGATAATGGTAAAGTTATCAAAGATAATTTAATTGATATTAAAACTGAAGAAATTACTAGACATTTAAATGGTCAAATTGCTTCTAGAAAAGTTTTTAAAAATGGTAAATTAGATGGAACTAATTCTTTTTGGTATGATAATGGTGTTTTATCTTTATCTATTGATTATAAAGATGGTTTGAAACATGGTGATTATTATTTTTATAATGCTGATGGATCTATATTATATAAATCTAAATATAATAATGATGTAGAAGATAAAGAATCAACTATTTATTTCAAGGATATATTAGAAGCAACAAAAGAATTACATAGTCATAATCATTGGACAAGAATGAAAAATAATAAAATAGAAGAACATATTGAAAAAGAAAATGATAGTGGTATTGAGATGTTTGGTGCTGATAAAAATATTAAATTATTAAATGATGATAATTCATCAGCAGCTAATATAGGTGGTAATGTTGCAAGAAATAATATAACTTTAGATGAGAAATATTTAAATAAAGTAATGAAATTTATATTAGAATCAGAATATTCTAATGAAGAAATTAATTCATCAATTAATGATAAAATATTATCATATGAAGAATTAATTATGAATATTGTATCTAATAATATTTATTATTGTGATGTCATTAGACATATTCTAGCTTATTATAAATCTAATTCATTAGAAGAATCCAATTATATTAATGATATTATTATTTATACTTATGAATGGTCTCATGATGTTGAAAGTGATGAAGAAATATCTTCTTTAAGTGGTGAATTATCATCTTTGAGTGATATTGATAAACCATTATTTAGAATAGATGATATTAATAGTTCATCAAATGAATTAATTGAAGATGAATTATGTGATAAAAAATATACATTAGATGAGAGTATTTTTAATTATAATATGCCATCATTAGATGATATAGATAATGCTGAATGTGTTAGTGATTAAATATAATATAAAATTAAATATAAAATTAAATATAAATTAAATATAAAATTAAAAATTAATAATAATATATTTTTATATTATAAAAATGAATAGTTTAAAATTTTATTTTAATATATTATTTGATGGATTATATAATCAGGGATCTAATTGGAATTATGATAACCCGTTATTTATAGATCTATTTAATAACTGTATTGATAATAATTATTTTATTGATATTATTAAAACTGATATTGATTTTTTAAATAATAATGATAATAAATATATATTTAAATATATTTCAGCAGAATCACATGCAATTGGATGTTTAATTATTAATAATAATAATAATATAAAAACATTTATTTTTTCAAATACTGGTTTAGGTATTAATAGTTATCATCATTGTGAAGTATTTAATAATATAACTTATTGTAAACCATATATTATTATTAATAATATATCTAATATAGATAATATAGATAGTTTATATCAATCTAATAGTATAAAAGATTTGTATAATAATAATTTATTTGAATTATTATTGTCAAATAATGAAAGTTCTATAAGTTTTGAAAATTTTTGGTATCCTGTTCAAATATCAGGTAATTGTTCATATCTTTCTATTTTATTAATAGTTATGTATAAATTATATAATGATAAAAAAATTTGTTTAAATTATATTTATGAAATTGATTTTATATTCAAAGCAGTTGCAGGTAGTAGAATAATTAATATTTATAATAATTATTTACAAACAAATAAATTAACACAAAATGATTATGATATTATAAAAGTAAATTATATATTAGCTGATTATTATATGAGATTATATGATAAATTAAATGATAAAAATACTTCAGTATATAATATAATAAAAAATTTATATACTGAAAATTTTAGAAAATCATATGAAATTCTATTTACTAAAAATAATTATTATTTAGAAAATATTAAATTAGTTGAACCTAAAAAAGATTATTTATTTATAAAAAAAGATGATATAATAGATATAAAAATAATAAAAAAAAATAATTTAAATTATAATATTTTTAATATTATAACAAAATATAATAATTTAAATTTATATTTAATTAATAAAAATGTAAATGATTTAGTAAATAATATAAATTTATTATTACAAGAGTTATATATATTTAGTAATATAGAATTTAATGATGCAATATATAATTTTTTATTAAATAAATCATATGATTTAATATTAGAAAAATTATATGAATATTTTAATCAACAATCATTTAATATAAAAGAACAAATGATAGATAATGATAAAAAAATATTAATAAAAAATGTATATATATTTCATAATTTATTTAGATTAACAACATTAAAAATGAAATATTTACATAATAGTTTTATAAATATATCTGAAATTGATAAAAATATATCCGAAAATGATATTTTTAATATTAATAATATAGAAAAAACAAAAAATATTGATTTTAGTAAAGATAACAATCTTAAATTTTTTACAAAAACAAATACAGAAAATATTAATAATCTAATATATAATAATTATGATATATTAGTAATTATGACATATTATATATTATTATTATTATATATATCATCACCAATAAATATACAAGAAAAATATAAAAAATATGAAAAAGATACAATAAGTTATATATATTATCCTAATACTATAAAAGGTTGTAAATATATGAAACAAATAAATAATTTACCAATAATATTATTTTATAATGATAAACACAATAATATCAATGGAGAGAATAATATTTATAATCAAATAAATTTAAATAATGATATTATAGATGATAAATATATATATCATTATATGTATTATATATATTATATTCATTATATTCATAATAAAACTGACAATGATTATATAAATTTATTTAATACATTATTTGATTATAAATATCCTTATTCTTATTATAATAAAAATGAAATAAATACATTAGATATTGATGTAAATGCTTATATTTATACTAAAATAATTATAGATTCAGAATATATATTATATAATTATGAATATGAATATAATGAAAAATATATTAAAATATATAATATTGGATATATAAACAGTTATGTTGAAGTTGATGTTAAATATAATGACAATGATAAAAAGAATATGTATATATTAAATATTACTAAAGATATTGATAATATTATTACTAATGATAATTATAATAATATTATTTTACATAAATTAATTATAGATAGATTAATGAATTATGATGATTATAATTATGATTATTATATAGAAAATAATTATTTACAAATTAATAATTTGATGTTTATAAACAAAAAAATAAATTATTTAAATAATATAATAAATATAGGTTTTTATAATAAAGATCTTAATAATGAATATATAAAAAAAAGTGATAGTATTATTTATACTGATAATAATAATTCAACAAGTAATGGTAAACAAATTTTTATATCAAATCCAGGTGATAAATGTGATTATGAATATATGTATATATCAAATAAAATATATAAAATAAGTAAATATTTATATAAAAATTATGATAATATTGTTGAAAATAATATTATTAATAATATTTATATGTTACTATTTAGATATATAAATTATGAAATAAATGTTACTGATGATAATATTAATAATAAAAAAAATTATAATAAATTATTATTAAATAAATTTTATGAAATAAATACACAATATTATATAAATTATAATATATACAATGATAATATTAATGATCTCCAAGAATGTCTTAAATATTTATTAATACATTTTTGTAAAATATTATTAAAACAAAAAATTGATAATAAAAAATTTATAACAATATATAAAATATTATATAATACATATAGTGTTATATTACGTAAAAAATTAAAAGAATATTATATAGATACATATACAGTAATTGATAAATATGTTGTATATATAGATTATATTATAAAATATATGTTATTGTATATAGATATTAATGATATAAATGATATAAATGATGATGAAAAATATGAATTTATATTTAATAAAAATTATGATATATATATAAATAATAATCAAAATATAGAAAAGAAAATATTTTATAATAATAAAATAGTATCATATTATAATGATATATCTTATATTCATAATAATGAAATTTATAATTATGATACTATTTCATGTATTCAAAATCAAAATACCATAAGTATAGAAAATATAGAAAATATAGAAAATATATATAACAAAAAATACTCTCATATGATAAATTTTGGTAATGAATATATATTATTAGAAGAATATATTAATATTAATAATTATATTACATATAATGATGTAATAGATTTTATAAAAAATTCGAAAAAATATAAAAAATTTACACTAAAAGAAAATATAGATAATAATAATAATAAATATTTTACATCAGATGATTATGATTATTATATATATCATAAAATAAATAATAATAACATAAAATTTATAAGAAAAGATAGTGAAACATTTGAATTTAATTATATAAATAATAAATATATAATTAAATTAGAATTACTTAGTTCAGGTTATTATTTACCTCAACAAGATAAAATATTATTATATGTATATGAAAGAAAATTTATAAAAAATGATACACTAAAATCAATTAATATATTTGAATTATTAAATTTGTTAAATGATTATAATTTAAATGATATATATATATTATTATTAAATTTATTATATGTAAATAATAAAGAAAATTATATAATATTTTGGAATGAAGATATAAATAATTTAAATTTTACTATAGATTTTATATATGATAATGATGTTATATTAGAATATAATAATAATAAATTATATTATAATAATAATGAAATAATATATAATAAAGATATACCTAATTATATTTATATATGGATTAGTCATATACCTTATAGTTTAATATATAAGAAAAATAATAAATTTTATTTATTATGTATTAGATATAATCATGATATTCAAGAAATTAATAAGAAATACCATTGTGATTGGAATTTTCAATATAATTCTTTAAAAAAGAATTCAATATATATTGACAATATAAATATAGAAATACATATTTCAGGATTATATGTTATAATTAATAATAATAATATTTTTGAACAATATATAACATTATTATTATTTTATAGAAAATCTGATTGTATAAATCTATTAGCACCATTATTAAAACAATATAAAAATGTATATAAAATTGATAATATAATTATTAATAATAAAAAACCAGTATTATCATATATAGAGAGTAATTTTTTATTTAATATTAGTAATAAAATAGATAATAATAATTATTATTATAATTATTATAATAATGATAATAATTATAACAAAATAGATATATATGATAAATATTATTATTTATTAAATATATTTAATGAATATATATGTGAGAATTATCTTACAAATAATAATATAGAAAAATTTATTATAGATATAAATTTAAATTATAAAAATAAAGAGTATGTTATAGCTGATTATTATAAATTTTATGATAAAAATTATATTACTATAATGAATAAAATAAATAATTTATCATTTAGTGAAGAAATTAATAATATTTTCTTAAAATATGACAAAGATTATAAATATGAATATATTAATAATAATAATAAATTATTTGATATATATGATGACACAATAACTATTAATAATAATATAATGGATATAATGGATATAATGGATATATTTAAAAATATAAATTATATTGAAAATACTGATAAGACTAATTTGACTACTATTAATATTGATGATATAAATGATGATTTTATAAAAAAATTAAAAGATAATATTAATAAATTTAATAATTATATTAATAATAAAAAAGGATATTTTAAAAATATATTTGATATTAATACTCTTATAAAAAATATAGATGATAAATTAATTATAATAATATTTAAAATTAATAATTTATACGATGAATTATATGAAAATTTTAAATATTATTATAATCAATTTTGGACTGATATAATTTTTAGAAATGATAAAACATATTATAATATATTATATTATTCATTAATATATAATGTTTTAAATAATTTTCAACAAGAATTAAAAGAATTTAATTATGATGATTTATATAAATCATATAAATTAAATAATATATGTAAATTATTATTAGAACATAATTATAAAATAATAGAAAAAAATAATGAATTTATTTTAGATAAATTAGAAAATAGAAAAACAAAAGATCAATTAATATTTGAATTTTTTAATGGATTTTTTATTAGATATGATCAATTAATATTATGTAAAAATATATTAAATAATTTAATATATGAAAAAAATAAAAATATATATCAATTATTGATGGGATCTGGTAAATCATCTGTTATTATGCCATATGTTGCAACTTATTTATATAATTATATAAATATTGATAATAAATTTAAATCAATAATACAAGTTATGCCAAAAGATTTAATAAAACAATCTATAAAATTATTTTATAAAGGTATTAATGTTTATTATCAATATGATTATATTATTATTGATTATAAAAATAAATTAAAAAATAATATTAAATTAAATGATAAAAAATTATACTGGATTGATGATACATCTTTAAAGATGTATATATTAGATAATAATAATTTACAAAATAATTTAGTAATATATGATGAAATAGATACAATAATGGATCCTATTAAATCAGAATTAAATATTATAAATCATAATAATATGATAGAATTAGATAATATAGATTATAGATTTAAATTAATATATTCATTAATAATGGATATTTATTTTCCAACAAGAGATGATTATAGATTACAATTAAATGAAAAATATATAAATAATACTTTTTTTCATATAACAAATATAGATGAGAATACCTATAATATACTGAAATTAATATATGATAAAAATAGTTTTTTACAAGATTATAAATCATATATAGATTTTGATAATAAAAATTTGAATATAAAAAATAAAGAAATTAATAAAAAAAATTTAGATATTAAAAAATTATATCATATTAAAAATATTATATTTAATACAATACCTTATATATTAACTAAAATACATAGGAAAGATTATGGATTACAAGAAGATTATGTAAATAGTAGTAATAAATATGATTTAATAGCAATACCATATTTATCACATAATACACCATCAAAAGGGAGTGAATTTGTAGATCAAAATTTAACAATAGCATTTACTATTTTATCTTATTATGATAATTTAGGTACTCATTTAAGACATAATGAAGTTAATTTATTATTAAAATATTATGATAATTTATATAAACAAGAATTAGAATTATTAGAATATAATTCTACATCTATATATAAATTTTTAGAAGAAGTTAATAAAGAAATAAATAAAATAAATAAAATAAATAAAATAGATGTAACTAAAATAATTTATGGTATTAATGTATTTGATAAAAATGATTTCGACAAAATATCAAAAACTAATATTGGAAAATATAATTTTTTATATTATGTATTATTACCTAAATTATTAATACCTATATATCAAACCAATATTTCAACTATTGATATTATTAATGGTTATATATCTCCATATAGATGTGGTTTTTCTGGTACTCCTACTGTTTGTATTCCAGAAGATATTACTGATTATAAAATAAATAATATTATTTATAATACATATGATGATCCAAGTATATGTTATGCTATAATGGGTTTATTACAAAATTCATCTCCTAATATTATAATAAATAATATAATAGAATTATTTAATATTATTGATCAATATGATGTATTAATTGATTCTGGTGCATATTTAATTTCATATAATATTAATGATATATTAAATAAAATTGGTGATAAAATTAAGAATATTAAAAAATATATAATTTTTAGAGATGATAATTATGATATTAAAATTTATAAAATTAATGATCCTAATAATAAAATAGTTGATATTAATATAGTTAATTTTAATTTAGAAGAATGTTTTACATTATATTTACAAAAAGATATAACTGGAGTTGATATAAAAATTATGGCTAAATCTAAAGGTCTAATAACTATAAATTATTTTAATAGATATAGAGATATAGCTCAAGCTATTTTTAGAATGAGAAAAATTAATATTACTCAATCTATAAATTATTTTATGACTCAAAATATAAAAGATATAATTAATAAAAATAATATTTTACAACCTATTAATATTTTAAATTGGTTATTACAAAAAGAAATAGATTATAAAAATTTACAACAAATATCATCTTATATACAAAATTTTAGATCTATATATAGATTATATAAAATAAAAAATATTAATATAAATTATAAATTAGGTGTAAATATGAAATATGAAGAAGAATTATTAAATAATAATATTTATAATTTATTAGTTTCTGAAAAAATACCTGAAATTCATTTATTGAATAAATATAATTATAATTTTCAGTTTTTTAATAATATATTAGAATTTTTTAATAAAGATGAAACCAAAATTTATTTTAATATATTAAATGATATAAATAATAAAATTAAAAACTATGATGTTAGTAATATAAATAATAATAATATAGTAATTAATATGAATAATAATCTTAATGATAATCTTAATGATAATATTAATGTTAATAGAAATTTAAATATTAATGAAGTGATATTTAATGATAAAACTAATGTAAATTATAAATATAATGATTATATATCAGAAATATATTTAAATGATGATAATTTTTATATAAATATAAACCAAAACCAATTTATTAGATTTAATACTCATTATTTATATATAATAAGAAAAACACATAATGATATTAATAATTTTAAATGTTTATTATTTATTAATAATAATACATCATTATATTTATTAGATTATCTTGAATATATAAATATAATAAAATATTTAAATAAAAATAATGTTGATGATATATTATATTTTTATGATATACAAGGTAAATTATTGTTTACAAATTATAAAAAAAATAATGATGTTATTATTAAATCTACTATAGATATTATAACAAATACAAGACCAAATTATCAAAATAATATTAATAATATTCTATATAATAATATTCTATATAATAATAATAATAATAATAATAATCTAAATGTTGATGATTATCTAGAATATATAATAAATGAAAAAACTATGTTATATACACATAAATTTTATATATCATTTATAAAATATTTTATATTAAAAAAAAATATAAATTATAAAGATGTCATTAATATATATTCTTTTATATTAAAACCTAGTTATAATATAGATAATTTTACACATAATAATAATTTATATTCTAAATTAATATCATTATTATCTAATCATACATATTATTATATGAATACTAATAATTATTCTTATGGTACACATTATACATTTATATTAGATATACCAATTGTATATTTATATATATTTTTAAAAGTTATTATTAAACTCACTAATATTAATGATTTAAATTTTAAAGATTTTTACAATAATAATAATGATAATAATAATAATGATAATTTTATTATGATAGGTTTAAATATGATTATATATATAACTAATTTAAATAATAATAATAATTATTTATATGACAATAATAATTTTATGAATTTTGAAAATAAAAATTTTTATTTGATCAATTATGATATTATAACTAATTTTATTAACAATATGAAAAAAAATAAAGATAAAATAATTAAATTGTCTAAATATTGTTTAGATAAAATTATTTTTATTTATAGTGATGAATTTATAATGACAAAATTATTATTTAATCACACAAAAGATGATAAAATAAAAAATTTAAATCAACCTAAAAAAAATACTCTTTGGGATGGTGTTTCAAATAATAAGCCAAAGCAAAATTCTAATAAAAAAAATATTGATACTTATAAAAATTTTATTGAATTTAAATATAAATTAGATGACATTAAGAAGTTTGAATAATTATACTGATCATATTTATGATTTTCATTTATTAAAAAATTGAGCCTGAGATTTTAATATGGTTTTATAAATAAAACCATATTAAAATCTTCATACCAATTAGTTTAATACTCACTCATTGCATTCGTGAGTATTAAAAAATTGATAAAATAATACTTTAATAGATTATTATATAAATATTACAATTATAATAATATATATTAAAATGGAATCTAATTATACTACTCTATATAATAATATTCATTCTTCTTGGTTATCTTTTTTTGATGATAATAAAGAAGAATTAGATAATGTATTAGGATCTATATATTTAGATAATATTGATCATACTAAAATATATCCACCTAAGAATCTCATCTTTAAAGTCTTTGAAATGGATATCAAAGATATTAAAATAGTTTTATTAGGTCAAGATCCATATCATGGTAAAGGTCAAGCTAATGGTTTATCATTTTCAGTTAATAAAGGTCAAAAAATACCTCCATCTTTAGTGAATATCTTTAAAGAATTAGAAAATGAATATCCAGAAAGAGATTATTCATTTAGAAATGGTGATTTAGAAAAATGGTTTGTTGATGAAAAAATATTCTTATTAAATACATCATTAACAGTTTATGAGAAAAAACCTAATGAACATATGAATCTATGGAGTGATTTTACAAATAATGTAATAAAATATATAGATGATAATAATGATAGTTGTTTATTTTTATTATTAGGTAATTATGCTCATAAGAAGACAATGTATATAAAAAATAATAAATATATAAAAGGTATTCATCCATCACCATTATCAGCTCATAGAGGGTTTTTTGGATCAAATATATTCAAATCAGTTGAAAAAGAATTAAATAA